GTCTGACTCCGATACACGAGGATTCTCATGATAAGTGGCTTTTATACTACACCATTCTGGAAACTCTTCACTATACCCTCTGTAATAAAACTCTGCAAAGTAATTATTTCTACCCCTTGGAGTAGATATAAAGATTGCTTTTGAGTTTTCTTTGTCTAGTGTGGGCCTGAGCGCAACATTGAAAGCATCCCTCCCGTCTGTGAGAGCGGCCTCATCGAATATGATGAGATCATAAGACCTACCCACAACCGAGTCAACTTGGTTAATGGAGCCCATACGAATCGTAGAATGATTTGAAAGTTCAATAACTTTATCTTTTGCATTGTCTCTTAATACCTCTAAATCAAAATGTTTGATTAAGTTTCTTTGCAAATCAAATGAGATTTGCGATAGTGAATAATTGGGTGACATCAATAGTACGTGCGACCCCGGGACTAAACATACAAGTTGTCCTATAATATTAGATATGTATGTTTTTCCTTGGCGACGTGAAACCGCAGCCGTAATGAAACGATACTTCGGGTTGTTAATTGCATTAATGATTGCTGTTTGAGATGTGTTAGGTGTAATACCTAATAGCTCAAGATATTCCAGTATAGGAAGTTTTATGAAACGTGACTGTTGTTCTAAATCCATTAGATAATCACTAACTATATCTGTACGACTAATTTCTATCAATGCAATATCTCATCTGGAAAGATGTCATGATGTTCGTCGGATTCCAGTTCTCCGATTTCTAACATTTTGCCATATAAGTAACAATATGAAGCTGCTATCTGTTTTAGATCTTCTTCTGCTTTTGATAGTGTTCTTTTTTCTTCTACAGTCATTAATCTCTGTAGAAATTTTGTTGCGTGTGCTGCTCCTTCATCTAACCATAGTTTGGTTCCGTTGACATGCATTATTTTCTCCTTTTAATTCCTCGTACATATTTTTGAGACTTAGGTGGTCTTTTTGTCGAACCACCTTTGCCTGCCCAAAACACTTTATTTGCCCAGTAGGCTGCAGAACTCTTGCCTTTAGCAATGTTCTTTCTGTGTCTTGCTTTGAAACTCTTTCGAGCTTCGGGACTATAGTTATGTCCCATACCTTGCGCACCAAAGCGTATAACTTTTACCTTACCGCCTACTCTGACTCCTACCACTGCCTTTTTAGTTTTGTGAGAAGGAGTTCTTTTGGGAGTATTTAATCTAGTTAGCCCAGCTCTTTTGAGCCTTGCCTTTTCTGCTTTTGTTAGTGCCATGTTTTTTCTTTTTTAGTAAAGCTTTCTTTACTACTTTATCAAGTCTTCCTGACTTCATAAATTTATTTATTTTTTTAAAGATATTATCTTCTTCTCCTTCTCGATAGTAGCTTAGAAGGTGTTTTCTTTCCAAACTTTGGTCTTTTAGGATTAACTGTTTTACCAAACCTTGGTCCTATTGCTTTAGTTCCTGCGCCATACATGCCGCCTGGTGTAGTCATAGGTGACTTAGTATTAACGTAAGTCCCTGCTGCTGCATTTAAGTCCCGAGTTAAACCTCTTTTTAACTTATGATTTCTTAATTTCGAAGTACCGTGAACACTTGGCCCACTTAAAAAACTGCCTGATCCTGCCATTTTTCTGTTCCTGTTTACTCTATCGAGTACTTTGGCTTATTAGCCTGTTAATGAGAACCGTATTAGTACTAGTTCTCGGTAATTTTAATAATGTTCGGAGAGTAATACCCCATTGTATTTCCTCAAGTACAGCTATCTTTAGTCTCTCTGAGAGAGCCAGAGTTTTTTGTATATCGGTATTTAGGTATTTTCTCCCCATTGCTAGTCCTTATAGACTTAGCTAATATATTTTAGCCTTTCGCTTTTCTTTGTGCTGCTATCATTTTATCTTTGATATCAACTTCACCATCCCAGTTCTTATCGTTTCCTGTGATGATGTTTATAAATTGAGTCCATTTAGTCTTTAGCCACTCCATTTATTTTCTCCTTCTTTTTGTATAAGTCCTCACTCTAGTAGGTTTGCCGCCGACGCCTTGAGCTTTTGCTCTTTTCCTTCGTACCGCAGACTTCTTCTGTGCTTTACTCATTGTTTTTGCTCTGGCTAAAGGTACACATTTAGGGTATCCTCGCCTTGATGTTTTTGCAGAACTACGTCCACAAGGTTGATATCTGCCCTTCTTTTTAGGTCTTCC